AGCAGCAGATGCAGGCGATGGGGCAGGAGATGGAGCAGATGCACCAGATGCTCCAGAACGTGCAGAAGTCCTTCGAGAACCGCGAACTTGAGATTCAGGAGGTCGAGTCGAAGATCAAGGCGTTTGACGCTGAAACCAAACGGATTTCGGCAGTTCAGGCCGGTATGACCCCCGATCAGATGCAGGACATCGTGATCGGCACCATCCATGCCATGATGAGTTCCGGCGACCTTCGCATGGCGCAGGACGACATGGAGCGTGAGACTGCGGAGCCGGGAGAGGCACCAGAGGCTCCCGGTATGCAAGAAGCCCCACAAATGGCACCGGAAGTGCCACAATCACCTCAAATGACCCCAGGAGCCTGATATGGAACTATTGAACCCCCTCAACGATACCCTTTTCCCCGCACTGTCAGTCGCGTACACAGGGACCGCTGGCAGCACGGCGACATGGCAAGCCGGTCCTCAAGGTGTCGTGATCTGGTCAGATCAGGCGTGCTATGTGGCGGTGGGTGTGGGTGCTGTGGCTACCACGGCGTCAACCCCGATCCCTGCCAACAGCCCGATCCCGTTCAAGGTGCCCGAAGGCACCGGGGCACCGTGGCGCGTCAGTGCGATTCAGGTCAGCACGGGCGGCACCGTCTACGCGAAGCCGGTCAATATCCGATGAGCTACGGGGTTGCGCTCCGCAACGGCGTCCCCTTCACCCTCGGGACGATTGCGGCGCTGTGTACGAACGCAACAGGGTCCGCATGGTCCCCCCTCGCCCTGTGGCCCGATGGCATCGCCACTCCGGGCATGTGGATCAGCCCCCGCGACCTGACCTCCGAGTGGCAGGACTACACCGGCACCACGCCAGTCAGCGTGCCGGGCACGGTTGCGGACTCTGCGAATCCGGTGGGGCTGGCGCTGGACATTCGGGCGGGTGCGCCCGAGGCGCTGGGGCCGGAGTTGGTGGTGAATGGAGACGGCTCAAGCACTACAGGTTGGAGTGTTTCTGGTGGTGGGACGCTTACATCAGTCGGAGGGAAGCTAAGATTTACAGCTGCTAATGCGGGCCTCAGTGAAGGTTTCTGGCAAACTGTTACGGGGCTGACTGTTGGCACAACCTACCAATATGAAGTCACGCTAGCCACGTTAAGCAACCCATCGACCTACATCTACCTCCCTCCGGGTGCAGGGTTCCCCGGAGGTGGTGGGTTCAACGTAATCACGACATACCCGTTTGCCTTCGTGGCAACTGCAACATCCTTTGACATCGTTGTCAGATTTGCTGGCGGGTCAGAAGTTGCCGGGAATTATTTTGAAGTTGACAATATCAGCGTCAAAGAAGTCCCCGGCAACCACATGCTGCAAAGCACCAGCCCGGCACGACCGCTGATGAGTGCGCGGGTGAACTTGCTGACGTATACGGGTGCTTTCGTGGGTGGATTATGGTCCACTGAAGTTTACGGGTCTGGGACCATTGCTGTAACACCAAACTACTCGGTGGCCCCTGACGGCACCACGACAGCGTGCAGGGTGCTTGCAACGGCTCCGGGCGGCAGTGACGGTGGTGTTCTCAGACATGGAAGTTTCACGACCAGCGGCATCAACTATGCATGGTCGATTTACGTCAAGTCAAACACCGGGTTGGCACAGGTAATCACGCTCGTTGCTGCCGTTGGCCCCGCGATTGTTACCGTCCCTGCAACGGGTTGGNCAAGGGTCGATTTCACCGCAGCACCATTTGCGTACTGCCTGAATCTGGGTCTGTATCGCCCAGAAGGCACTGATGCAACTTGCGACATTTCCATCTGGCACCCGCAACTCCAACTAGGCACCACCGCCACCGACTACCAATCCGTCCCCGGCGACGGCAGCACCTACGCCACCGGCTTCCCAATCTTCAAGCTATACGACGGTGTTGACGACGGCGATGCGACGGCAGCATTCGCCGCTGGCACGCTGATCAACGGGATGGACTGCATGATTGCGGTGAGGCGGGATTCGGCTGCGGCGACCTACCTGATTTCCGACACAGGCTCGCGGGGTTTCTTTGAGTGGGAGTCTGGGGACACAAACCGTCCGGATGTGAGCGCAGGCACGCCGACCTACTACGTTGACGGCGTTGCCTGCACGGCGACACGCGGGGCGCTGTTCACGGCTCTGACTGCGGGCGATTGGCACATCCTTGAGGCGCGTGGGCTTGACCTGTCAACATGGACGAAGGTGGAAGTCTCCAGCCTTGTCTCGTACCGGCTCAACGGCGCACGCGGCGACATCCTCCTGTACCCCTCCACCGCCAGCACCGAAGACAAGGACGCGGCGCGGCAGTACCTCGCTGACTACTACGGAGTGACGCTGCCATGATCAAGCACCGGACCATCATCATCCCCGCGTCCGTGCAGCCCAACGCACGCGCCCTGTGCAAGGGCTTGGCAGGCGTCGCAGGTGACGGCATGTTCACCACCGGGCTGTCTGCCACGGGCAAGGCACCGGCCACGCACTACATTTCGTCCGGCCCCATCAGCCATGACATGGCCGCGCTGCTGCCGTGCAAGACGGTCACGCAGGACAAGGACGGCAAGGCTGTCGTGACCACGGCACCGGGGATGCCTGATGCCGTGCCTGCACTGGCGACCAAGGCTGGGATCAGCACCACGAAGACCAAGATCACGGCGCTGTATGCGGCGATTGATGTGTCGGATCAGCCGCCGTTCGAGGCGATGGCGCGGCTGGGGTTGCAGATCGTTCAGGTGCCGCTGCCATGACGCCCGCCACCCTTGCCGCCACGCTGCTGATCGTCGCCACCCTGGCCGACATTGCCAGCACGGAATACGCGCTGCGCCGTGGCCTGTCCGAGGGCAACCCAGTGGCCGCGAAGCTGATGAGCCTATTCGGCAAGTTCTGGGGCTTGCCCAAGCTGGCCCTGGCAGCGTGGATCTTCATCGAACGATCCGACGAGTGGGCGTGGCTGATCGCCGCGCTGGCCGTGGCGCTGCTGGTGATCGCGGCGAACAATGTGCGGATGGCAAAAAAAGGATGAATCAATGAGCACCCGCATCGTCACCGAACCGACCGTCGAGCCGCTCACGCTGGCCGAAGTCAAGACGCACCTGCATGAGGACTTGTCCGACGCGAGCAACGACGCGCTGATCACCACCCTTATCGCCGTCGCCCGCCAGGCCGCAGAGCACCGCACCCAGCGCGCCCTGATGCTGCAGACGCTCGAGCAGACGCTTGACGCCTTCCCGGTGGCCACCGACACCAACCCGCTGGCCGCCATCGTGCTGGAAATGCCGCCCGTGGTGGACGTGACCAGCGTCACCTACACCGACGCGGACGGCGCCACGATCACGCTCTCGAACACGCTTTACACGCTGGATGCCGCCCGTGAGCCCGCCCAACTGGTGCCGTCCTACGCCGCTGGGAAATGGCCCGCCACGCAAGGCAGCGTCGCCGCCGTGCGCGTGCGCTACCGTGCCGGATACAGCACCAGCGCAACAGCCAGCGTCGCACAGGCCGCCGTGCCGGCCGCCATCCGGCAATGGATGCTGCTGGCCATCGGCGACATGTACGAGCGCCGCACCGCCAGCGGGGAGCGCCCAGCCGTGCGGCACGACTTCGTTGATGCGCTGCTCGACCGCTACCGCATCTGGAGCCTGTGATCATGGCCGCCTATGTGGTCGACCCCGGCGAGCTGACCGAGCGCGTCACCCTGCAAAGCCGAAGCACGGCGCAGGACGCCTATGGCCAGGCCACCATCACCTGGACCGACGTGGCCACCGTGTGGGCGCGGGTGCGGCCGGTGAGCGGGCGCGAGTTCTTCGCCGCCGCCCAGGTGCAGCAGGAGCAGACCGTGAAAGTGCTGGTGCGCTACCGCACCGACGTGCTGCCCACCTGGCGCCTGGTGTGGCAGGGCCGCGCGCACGACATCACCGGCGTGCTGCCCATCGGGCGCGAGTGGACCGAGATCCTGTGTCTGCAAGGGGTGAAAGATGGCCGCTGATACCGTCCAGGTCAAAGGCCTTGATGAGCTCAAGCGCAAGCTGGCCGACGTGCCCAAGGCCCTGCGCAAGCGTGTGCTGCGCAACGCCCTGGCGGCCGGCGCCCGCGAAGTGCGCGACGTGGCCAAGCGCAACGCCCCAGTTCTGACGCTTGGCACGTCCATGAAAGCACCCTACCGCAAGCCCGGCACCGTGCGCGACGCCATCCGCGTTCGCACCAGCAAGGCAGACCGCAAGGCCGGCGACGTGGGCGTGTTCGTCAACGTGCGCCCGGCCAAGGCCGGTGCCCGGGGCGCCAAGAACCCGAACGACCCGTTTTACTGGCGCTGGCTGGAATTCGGCACCAAGAAGATGTCCGCACGCCCATTCCTGCAGAAGTCCATCAGCGCGCTGCCCAAGGCGCTGGGCATTTTCGAGCAGCGCATTGCCAAGTGGATCAATGAGACCGACGCCGCCGGAAAGGCCATCCCATGAGCGCCGCCACCGACCTGCAGGCACTGCTGCTGGCCACCAGCGCCGTCACCGCGCTGTGCAGCACGCGCATCAGCGCCGACCGCATGGAGCAGGCCGCTGCCACGCCCTTCATCGTCTACACCGGCACCGCAGAGCCACAGCGCTCGCTGGACGGCACGATCCACGGCACGCGCACGGTGTTCGAGATCCAGTGCTGGGCCTCCACCCGCGCCGCAGCCGATGCCCTGGCCGCCGCCGTGATGGCCGCGCTCGATGCACAGCACCAGTACTGCTCCGGCCCGGTGGCCGGGTTCGATGCCGAGCTTGACCTGGAGGCCGCCCTGTTGACGTGTGATTGGTGGAGCTGACCGCCCGCTGATCCGCCCCTGTTCCGCAAGCCCGCATCGTGCGGGCTTTTTTGTTCCCCCGTTGCCCGCCAAGAGTGGGTTTTTTTTCGTTCCCTGAAAGGCAAATCATGAGCACTCAAACCGGCCGCAACGTCCGCGTGGAAATCGCGGCAACCTATGACACGGCCAAAACCGTGTCCGCCGTCACCAAGGCCAACCCCGGCGTGGCATCGTCCACCAGCCATGGCATGGCCAACGGCACCATCGGCTACTTCAGCGACACCACCGAAGGCATGAACGAGCTGGCCGGTGCCGCCTTTTCTGTGGCCAACCAGGCCACCAGCACCTTCGAGCTGCAGGCCGAGAACACCACTCATACGGCACCTTCACCAGCGGCACCTTCACCCCGGTGCTCACCTGGAGCACGTTGAGCACCGCCACCAGCTACAGCATCGGTGACGCCGCTGCCGACCAGATCGACACCACCACCCTGCTCGACCGCCTGAAGCAGTCCGAGATCGGCCTGCTGGCCTCGCAGACCGTCACCATCGAGGGCTTCAGCGACCCGCAAAGCGCCGCCGCCCTGCTCATCCGCAACGCCGCGCTTTCCGTGTCGTATGTGGTCGTGCGCATCACCCTGAGCAAGGGCGAGCGCCGCATCTTCCGTGGCATGCCCTCGCTGCCGGGCGAGTCCATGAGCGTCGGCCAGAAAGCCACGGGCAGCCTGACCTTCGCGGTGAAGGGCAAAGTCGGCATGCTGGTGAGCGCATGACCCCAGCCGAGCGCCTGATTGCCCAGATCAAGGCCCAGCGCCTGAGCTGGGTGGAGCTGGAGCCGGCAGCGGATGGGCGGGCGGCCAAGCGGGTGCAGATCACCCGGCCGCCGGAGACGGCCATGCCCGACTTCGTTGCCAAGACCGATGATGGGCAATACACCCTGAAGGCGGAGATCCGCCACGTCAACGCCTACACGGTCGGTTGGGAAGGGTTCATCGAGTCCGACCTGGTGGGCCCGGCCGGTGCGTCTGACCCGGTGGATTTTGCGCCCGAGCTGTGGCAGACGGTGGTGGCCGACAAGATGGCCTGGCTGCAAACGGTGGCGCGGGCCATCCTCGAATCCATCGTCAAGCACCGCGACACGGTAGAGGCCGACGCAAAAAACTGACCGCCCTGCTGGCCTGGCAAGCCGGCATTCAGTACGAGGGCGAGACAGAGCCGGACGGTGATCCGGGGCACTACACCGCCATCCGCGCCTGGCGGCTGCTCTCCAACGGCATGGGCGGCATGGATTGGGCTGGCTTGCCGCTGGTGTGCGAGCTGCTGGGCGTGACGGATGCCGAGGCGCTGATCGGCCGGATGCAGGTGATCCGCAACTACAAACCAAACGAGAATCAAGATGGCACTCGCGCAACTTTCGATTGACCTGATCGCCAAGACGGCGACCTTTGAGAAAGACCTCAAGCGCGCGGCCGATCTGGGCTCGCAGTTTGCCAGCGCCACGGTGGCCGGGTTCACCGCCATAGCCTCCGGCGCCGCCTCTGCGGTTGTTGCATTTGACCAGCTCGTCAAGTCCGCCGGCAACTTCCAAGACCTGGCGGAACAGATCGGCAGCTCGGCCGAAGGGCTGGCCTCGCTGGCCGTTTCCGCCTCCGTGGGCGGAACATCCATGGACGAGGTGGCCGCATTCGCCACCAAACTCACCAAGAACCTGACCGGCGTGGATGATGAGTCCAGCAAGGCCGGCGCCGCGCTGAAGGCGCTCGGGCTGGACATTGGCGAGCTGAAGGATGCCGATCCGGCCGACCAGCTGGAGCGTATCGCCAAGGCGCTGGACGGCTTTCAGGACGGCACCGGAAAGACCGCCGTCATGGAAGCCCTGGCCAAGGGCGGAGCCAAGCTGCTGCCCTTCCTGAAGGAGCTGTCAGCCGAGGGCGGCCGGCAGGTCATCCTCACGCAACAGATGATCGAGCAGGCCGACGCCTACTCGGACGCCCAGGCGCGCTCACGCGCCAAGCTCGGGCTGTACGCCCAGGCGCTTGCCACCGAGGCGATCCCGGCGCTGACGGCCTTCCAGAATGCATTGACCGACACCGCCAAGGAAATGATGGGCGTGCGCGATGGCGCCACCACCCTCAAGGCCAACGACGGCGTGCGCGAGTTCGCCAAAGGCGCCGTCGGCGCGCTGGGCTTCGTGGTGGACGCGGCAGACGGGGTGTACCGGGTGGTGTCGATCATCGGCAAGTCGATTGGCGCCATTGGGGCGGCCGGTGCTGCGGTGGCGTCGGGCGAGTTCCGCATGGCCAAGTCCATCATGGCCGAGCTTGGCTCCGACGTGGACGCCACGCTGAACCGTGGCCTGTTTTCCGACAAGCTGCAAAAGCGTCTGGCCGAGATCGGCACGCAGACGCAGGCGCCGACGGGCGACAAGAACGGGGAGCTGAAGTTCGATGGCGCCAGCAGCGGAAAAGACGGATCAAAGTCCGGCAAGGAGAAAATCGACGAGAGCGCCACCGCCCTGGCCGCCTATGTGCGCCAGCTCGAATCCGCCACCGAGAAAACGCTGGAACTGACCGAGGTCGAAAAAGCGCGCATCTTCCTGACCACCATCGGCACCACGGGCGAAGTGGCCCAGGTGCGCGAGCTTGTGCTCGGCATGGCGGCGCGCATCGACCAGGAAAAGGAATACATCGAGCTGCTCAAGCTCAAGCGCAGTGCATCGGCCGCCGCTGGCGATGCGGTCAACGCCGACAACGCCTGGTTTCAGGCCGCCAAAGACGCCACACCGAGCGCCAAGCTGGAAAAGCAGCGCGCCGACATGCAGCGCCTGGCCGCCGGGTTCACCAGTGGCGCATTTGGCGATCCGGCATCCATAGAAGCCATGAACGCCTACAGCGAGGCCGCCAGCACCATGCGGGGCAACATCAGCGACGGCGTGGTCAAGGTCGAAGGCGACTTCGACAAGCTGGGCGCCACCTTTGCCAGCAGCCTGGAAGACGCCATCGTCAAGGGCGAAGGCCTGCGCTCCGTCATTCAGGGCCTGGGGCAAGACATCCTGCGCATCACGGTGCGCAAGACCGTCACGGAGCCGATTGGAAATGCCGTCTCCGGCCTGTTCTCGGGTTTCAGCCTGTCCAAGTTGTTTGGCTTTGCCGAAGGCGGCGTGATGACGGGCGCTGGCCCACTGCCGCTGCGCCGCTATGCCAGCGGGGGCGTGGCCTCGTCGCCGCAGCTGGCCATGTACGGAGAGGGCAGCGTGCCCGAGGCCTTCGTGCCTCTGCCGGACGGCCGGCGCATCCCGGTGCAGATGCGCGGCGGGGGCGGGGGCCGCGCAGTGGTGGTCAACATCTCCAACGTCATCGGCAACGTGGCCTCGCAGACCGACGTGGTGGCCGGCATGAAAACCGTGCGCGCCCAGATCATTGGCGAGCTTTCGCGCGGGCAGCGCATGGGGGGGGCCTACGCATGAGCGCCATCACCTGGCCCACCGGGCTGGTGCCCAGCGCGGCATCGCTGCGCCTGTCCACCGTGCAGCGCGTCCACGCATCGCCCTTCGGCGGATCGGAGCAGACGGTCGATCTGCTCAACGACCGCTGGCTGCTGAGCCTCACGCTCAGTGCCCGCGCCGGCTTTGACAAGGGCGCGCAGATCGAGGCCTTCATTGCCGCCCTGCGCGGGCAGACCAACTACGTGGCGCTGTGGCATTTCGCCCGGCCATCCGTGCGCGGCACCCTGGCCTCGGCCACGGCCGCCAGCGCGGCGCAGGGCGCCAGCGCCGTGGTGCTCACGGGCAGCGGCACGCTCAAGGCCGGCGACATGCTGGGCATCAGCGGCCTGCTGCTTCAGGTGGCCGCCGACGTGACCGTGGGCACCAGCACCAGCGTGAGCATCGTCAACCGACTGCGCAGCGCCGTCTCCGGCACCGTCACGCTCACCAGGCCCACGGCCAATTTCCGCCTGACCGGCTCGCCCGCTGTGTCCTACATGCCCGGCATGAGCGAGCCCGTTTCCCTTGACTTTGCCGAGGTGGTGGCATGAAGTCGCTGGCGGCGGGCACCCTCACCGCGCTGGCGCAGCCCAGCGTGCCCATCGTGCAGCTGGTGCACATGGCGTTTTCATCGCCCGTGGCGCTGAACACCAGCACCATGGACCTGGTCTATGGCGGCGTCACCTACAAGGGCGCCTACGGCCTGGGATCGATCGGCGCGGTCAAAGACTCGCCCGGCGAGATCAAGGGCCTGCAGTTCACGCTGTCGGGCGTGTCGGCCGCGTCCATCAGCCTGGCGCTGGACGCGGGCGATGTGTGGCAGGGCTGCGTGGTCACCATCCGCACCGCCATCCTGGATGCCAACTACGCCGTGACCGAGGCGCCCATCGAGTGGACCGGGCGCGGCGACGTGCTCAGCATCAGCGAAGACGGCACCACCTGCACCGTCACGGCCACGGCAGAGGCCACGGCCGTTGATCTGCTGCGCGGCTCCGCCATGACCTATGGCGATGGCGACCAGCAATCGCTGTACCCCGGCGACCTCGCCTTCGAATATGTCGTTGACCAGGCGGGCAAGCCTGTCGTCTGGCCCTCCAAAGAGTTCTTCAAAAAATGAGCCACCTGACCCGCCTGCGCGACTGGCCCGAGCGCCTTGATGCCCTGTTGCGCAGCCGCGCCGCCGTGCCGTTCGAATGGGGCCGCAATGACTGCTGCACCTTCGTCGCCGATGCCATTGAGGCCATGACCGGGCGCGATGTGATGGAGTCGGTGCGCGGCTACTCCACGGCCTTGCAGGCGCAACGGCTGGCCCACGAGCGCGGCGGCTTGCAGGCGGCCGTCTGCGGGCTGCTGGGCGATCCGGTCAGCCCGGCCCTGGTGACGGTGGGCGATGTGCTGCTGCTGCGGCATGAAGACATGGAGCTGCTGGCGCTGTGCAACGGCACCTGCGCCATCGGGCCCGGCCCGTCCGGGCTTGTCACGCTGGCCGCGCCCGAAGTGGTGGCGGCCTGGAGGGTTGGCTGATGCCCGCGCTCGTCGTTGCCGGCATCGAGATGCTCGGGGCCGCCCTGCTCGGGGCGGGTGCTGGCGCCATCGGGGCCGCCGTGATGTTCTACGCGGCCGAGATTGCCACCGTGGCCATCCTGGCCGGCGGGCTGGCGTACAGCTCTGTGCAAAAAAGCAAGGCGGCGCGCAATGCCCGCGCGCAGTTCAACGCGCAGCAGGTAGACCGCCTGGTCAACGTGGCCAGCTCCGTGTCGGGGCGCGAGCTGGTGCTGGGCCGGGTGCGCAAGGGCGGCGCGGTGTTCTTCAAGGGCGCCACCGGCACCAACAACGACACCTTCGTCATGTGCCTGGCCCTGGCCGCGCACGAGATCGACGCGGTGGAGACGGTGTACCTCAACGACGTGCCCGTCACGCTGGACGGCACCGGCTACGTGCAGGAAGAGCCGTACAAGATGGCCAAGCTGGAGAACGCGCAAGAGACGTTCTCCGGCAGCTCCATCGTGCTGGCGCACGTGCCCGAGGCCGCCAGCGTGGTGGTCACGCGCCCCGCGCCCGACAGCACCGAGCCCGGCGGGCAATACAACACCATCCGGGTGGCGCACACGCTGGTGGGCAGCACGGTGAGCATTGGCGACGCGCTGGGCGGCACCGTCAGCTACCAATACAACGCGGCCGTCAGCAAGGTCAAGATTCGCAGCTACCTGGGCACCGCCAGCCAGACGGCGGATGCCACGCTCATCAGCCTGTTCCCCACGCTGTGGACCAGCGCGCACCGGGCGCGCGGCGTCGCCTACCTGGTGTGCGAATTCACCTTCGACGAGACGGCCTTCCCCAGCGGGCTGCCCACCATCACGGCGGTGATCCGTGGCGCCAAGGTGTACGACCCGCGCACCGGCCTGACCGCCTGGAGCGAAAACCCCGCCCTGCTGGCCCGCCACATCATCACGCACCCGCAGTTTGGCAAGCGCACGTCGATCACGGCGGCGGAAGACACGCGCATCTGGGTGGCGGCCAACGTGTGCGACGCCTCCACCGTCTACACCGTCGACGGCGTGGCCCAGGCGGCGCGCGCGCTTTACAAGGCCGCCATCGTGCTGCCGTTTGGCACGTCGGCACGCGATGCGCTCGACGACCTGGCGCAGGCCATGGCCGGGCAGTGGGCTTATGCGGCCGGCGAGTTCTACCTTCGCGCGGGAGGCTACACCGCCAGCGTGGCCACGCTCACCGATGCCGACCTGGCCGTGGTGACGCGCGGCGCCGACGGCGCAGAAAACCAGAGCCCGGTGCAGATCACCACGCACAAGGCGCGCGACCAGATGTTCAACGTGGTCACCGCCACCATCTGGGACGCCGCGCAAGACTACAA